TTACGGACGATGCTTTAATAGAATTTGGCGTGATACCGGACGATAATTACAAGGTGATACCGATAATTGTTTATAAATTTGGCAAAGTTGACAAGGAAAATCCAAGGGTTGAATTGGAAATATACCCATTGGATGATGATTTACCGTTTTGATATGGCGGGCCGGGCCAAGCGGCTAGGTACCTAGAACCGAAAAGTGGAATCCCTATCCACCTGCCGCCATTTTTAACAGGGAATTTCCGAGGGAGAAAAAAATTGAGAGCACGAAACATTAAACCCGGTTTTTTTAAAAATGAAGATTTAGCGGAATGTGACCCTCTCGCCCGCATACTTTTTACAGGTCTTTGGTGTATGGCCGACCGGGAGGGGAGGATGGAGAACAGACCCAAAAGAATAAAGGCCGAGGTCCTTCCTTATGATAATTGTAATATTGAAAAACTACTCAAACAATTATCTGATAAGAAGTTCATTTTAATATATTCTATAAATAATGAAAATTACATTGAAATATTAAACTTCCGGAAACACCAAAACTGCCATATTAAAGAAGCGGAAAGCACCATACCAGCACCAGACAAACACCATACAAGCACAGTGCAAGAACAAGACGAGCATGGAAGTCGCCCATCTGATTCCCTCTTACTGAATCCTGAATCCCCTATACTGAATCCTGAATCCCCATTACTGAATGCGGATAATGCGGCAAAGCCGCAAATTCCATACAAAGAAATTATCGAATATCTTAATTTAAAAACAGGGAAGAACTTTGATCACCAATCGAAAGAAACACGCGCAAAAATTAGGGCACGGTGGGGAATAAACGGAAAACAGCGTACCATCGAAGACTTCAAGCGGGTGATTGATAATAAATGTGCATCATGGGGAAGTGATCCAAAGATGGTTGATTATTTAAGACCAGACACGCTTTTTGGGACAAAATTTGAAGGCTATCTAAACGAACAACCCCATAGGTTAAAAGGAATTGTTTCCGATAAAACAGTAAAAACAGCCGAAATGCTTGATAAGTGGGAGCCGCCCAATGAACGACAAAATTAAATTCAAAGAATATCTAACGATGATGTGTGAACTGTATGACAAGACATTATCGACAACCCTTGCCGATCTTTACTGGAAGGTATTGGAGCCGTATTCTGACGAAGAATGTATCCGGGCGTTTGTTGATATTATGCACACCGGAAGATATTTCCCAAAGCCTGTTGATTTTGTGGAAGCGATACGCGGGACAGCGAAAAATCGCTCCACCTTAGCGTGGTTACAGGCTTATGAAACACTTAAAAAAATCGGCAATTATCAAAGTGTCCAGTTTGCTGATCCGGTGATTCACTCCGTCATAGAGCTCATGGGCGGCTGGCCGCACTTCTGTGAAATGCTAGAGGACGAGGCCAAATGGAAACAGAAAGAATTTGAGCGTTATTACGAAGTTATTTCAACCAGAAGTGGCAAACACCCCTTTTATCTTCCCGGAACACATGAAATGGAAAACGCACGAACAGGATGGGATGTGAAACCAGAAATTATACAAATCGGTTTTGAAAAACTTAAACTTATAAGCAACGGTTAAAGGGGATTAAAATGCCAGACACATTTCAGGAATCGAGTTACAAAGGGTATCCAGTAGCCAAGATATACCACGGAGAGTATCAAGGGGAACCACAGTTTTTAATGCTGGGCTTAAAAAAAGCACAGGCCATTTTGGAAAACATTGACCGGCTGCGTCAGTGGGTTGAAAAACAGGAGCGGAAATGAACGAATTGACACTGGTCATCCCAGGCACGATCCGCAGCAAGAAAAACAGCAAGCGGATTTTCTCTGTCGGCAGGTTCAAGCGGGTTTTGCCGTCCAAAGCCTACACGGTCTGGGAGGCGGCGGCGCGGAGTTATCTGCTTTCACGCGGGCATGACAGGCCCCTGGAATGTCCCGTGACCGTTGAGGCACATATCTTTTACAGGGGGCGCAGGCCGGATTTAAGCGGCGCCCTGGAAAGTGTCGGGGATTGCCTGGAGGGTTTCGTATGGGCAAATGATTCCCAAATCGAGTCCTGGGACGGATCCCGCCTGCACCACGACAAAGACAACCCGCGAACTCAAATCACAGTGAGATGGGGATGAAGAAATCCGACATTATAGCCATTGTGTTACTAAACAACGCCCTAACCGAAGTCACCGCTGAACGCGACAAGTTTATGAAGGCGTTTATCGCTGCTTCCCGTGATCTCCAAAAAGCGCAAAAGGAAATCAAGCAACTAAAAAATCAGGCTTGTGACCTGAATAAAGTCAATGTGTGAGGAAAATATGAATGAAAAAATCTATAAGGGACTGCAGGCCATAGGGGAAAGATTGGAAATCAGTAAAAAGCTGGCCAGGAAGATGATTTGTCGAAAGACCGATCCGTTGCCTGCAAAACGTATCGGCCGGGAATACTGGATCACCGAACGAAAGCTGGTGGATTGGCTGGACAGTTAATGAGTCGTGAAATCTTTTCCAAATAACGAATAGGCGTCTTTAAAAGTGAGCTCACCAATCTTCAATCCGGACCAATTCAAAACCCAAATTTTTGTTCCATGAGCAGTTGGCAAGTGAAGGTAGCTGACGTTTGGTTCATGAATAAACCCTTCTACCTTTTGGGCCCGTTGCTCGTTTAGCATGATGATCATAATAATCCCCCCTTTGAACTTATTCTACCATACATAACCCATGGATTTCAAGTAAATTTATCCAATGTCAAGCGATTTTTAGAGTAATTTAAGGCCCCCTCGCGGACCATCACCATCCAATCAAAGGCACTTCAAGGGAAGATACGATTTTCACAAAAAAGGCCGTGGTAAGATGATGTCATGAAGAAAGAGTTGAACGACAAACAAATGGCATTTTGTAGGGAATACGTTGTTGATTACAACGGGACACAAGCGGCCATCCGTGCCGGATACTCTAAAAAAACAGCAAACCGCATCGCATATACTTTATTGACTAAAATTGACATTCAAAGAGAAATAGCCCGACGAGAAAGCCTCATTGAAAACAAAACCACAGTAACCAAAGAGAAAATCATTCGTGAATTATCCCTACTCGGCTTTTCTGATATGCAGGATCATATCACCATTGATGATTCTGGTTGTGTGCAGGCCGTTGGTATTGATGAACTTCCCATTGGGGCCAGCCGCGCAATCAAAAAAGTAAAAGAAAGACGCATTATTAAGTCTGTGCAGGGAACAGCAAAAAACCCATCAGAGGACGTAATTCTTGAAAGCACCCTGGAATATGAACTTCACGACAAAATTAATCCGTTAATCAACATGGGTAAAGAGCTGGGGATGTTCCGGGACCGTCCAGAGTTCACTGGTGATGTCACCCTGCGTATTGTTTATGATGAAAAACCACACGGGAAAGCGGAGGAATGATGGACATAGAAGTTCACATACCGCGGCCGCATCCCAAGCAGCAGGAGTTTATTAGCTCCCGGGCCAAGCGTAAGGTTATTCGTGCCGGCCGGCGTGGCGGTAAGACCGTTGGCGTTGGCGTTTATGCGATTGAGCGGTTTCTTTCCCGCCGTCGCGTCCTGTATGCGGCGCCCACCAGTGAGCAGATCCAGCGGTTTTGGGTTACGGTTACGCGGGCCCTGGGTGAAGCGATTGACAAAAAGATCTTCTACAAGAACGAATCGGAACATATTATCGAATTAAAGGGCACTGAGCAACGGATCCGGGCGAAGACCGCCTGGAACGCGGATTCTTTGCGTGGTGATTACGCGGATGAATTAATCCTGGATGAATGGCAGTTAATGAACGAAGACGCCTGGGGAGTGGTCGGCGCTCCGATGCTTTTGGACAATAATGGCAACGCTACGTTCGTTTATACGCCCCCTTCTCTTCGGTCCCGGAGTGTCTCAAAGGCCGACGATCCGCAGCACGCGGCCAAATTATTCAAAAAAGCGCAGTTATTGGCAAAAACAGACCCCCTACGATGGGCGACATTCCACTTTTCCAGCATGGACAATCCCTACATAAGCCGTGACGCACTGGATGAAATCACTTCCGACATGACCAATCTGGCCTATCGTATGGAGATTCTTGCCGAGGATATTGACCAGGCGCCAGGCGCCCTATGGACCCGGGAGAACCTTGAAGAGAACCGCGTGATTGAACATCCGGAGTTATCAAAGATTGTCGTGGCCGTGGATCCCACAGTGGGAGCGGATGGCGGCGGGGATGCCGCGGGAATCATTGTTGCCGGCTCAAAAGATCATGAAGGGTATGTTTTGGAGGATTGCACACTAAATGGATCTCCGCTGCAGTGGGCCGAAGCTGCCGTTATGGCCTATCGGAGACACAAGGCAAATTTGATCGTTGCTGAAAAGAACCAGGGCGGGGAAATGGTGGCCATCACGATTAAACAGGTGGACAAGGACGTGCCGGTAAAGCTGGTCCATGCTTCCAGAGGTAAATATGTGCGCGCCGAACCTGTTTCCGCTAAATACGAAAAGAACAAGGTCCATCATGTCGGTGCATTTCCCCAGCTCGAAGACGAATTATGCCTTTGGCTGCCGGGTGACAAAAAATCCCCAAACCGGCTGGATGCCTTGGTGTGGGCAATAACAGACTTAATTGGCGAATCGTTTTTCAATGACACGCAATTCCCCGACGAGGTGGCGGATGCCTAGAATCATCAAAATCACCCAGGAATACGCCCCGGAATTGATGCAGGCACGGATTGACGAATCCATTGTCACCGGCCAACCCCTTGTTGAGCGTCCGTTCTGGTATGAGAACGTCAACACCGGGCAATGCCTTTATGATCTGTACGGGTGTGTCGGATGGCCCACGGAAGTTACAGAAAAAGACGACGGGCGCCCGGGATATGTTGCGATTGTCGGGATTATCAAAGGGAAACGAAAGCCACAGGATGCGGCATTTCATTTGTGTGCCGAGGCAGAAAGCAAAGACATTCCCACGTTACTGCAACATATCTTGGATTTGCGTAAAGAGTGGGGTTTCGGTTTACATCCCGGGTATCTTCAAACGTTCTTCGGGGATCCGGACCGATACATCACCACGATTGCGCTTCTGAATGAGCGGTTAATGCAGGACGGCGGGGATAAACAGGCGATTCTTATATCTCCACCCGATGATTTCTATTCACCAAAGGCGTTTGATCATTATGTGCGGTCGATGCACAGCGTCGTCGTACCCGGAAGAATCCGGTTTGGCTTTGGCGGGAACGAGGTTTTAAAGAACAGATTGCGAGAGTTCAAACGAGATGATCCGGCGGTTATGGCCGTGGGTGGTCTGATACATTCACTTCTTTCGCGTACCATGTGGATGGATCAGAGTCGTAGTTCTGTATTCTCGATTCAGGAGGTAGTATGATCAGTATTTTTCAAGCGTTTCTGATGTCCGTTGGGATGGTGTTTCTGGTCCTAATTTCCGTGTTGATTGGCGGGTTCCTTGTTTTCCGGTCCAAAGCTGCCCCGGGAGAGGGGTTTCTCCGGGCACCCAAAGGACAGGTCTTCACCATACCGGATGCCGAAGCCGCCCCGGATGAAGTGGACTCAACCGTGATCAAACAAACTGAAAGGTTTTTGGAAATGCTGGGAGGTAAACAATGACAAATTTCTTGTTTGCAAACGAAGTCACCCACGACGAATTAAAGATGTTGACGAAAAAGTATGCGGAAATGGTTCGCGGGTTGGCGTTTATGAGTCTTGAAGGAGAGATCGAAGAAGAACTTAAAAGGCGCCTTGCTTACAATATGTGTGAAGAAGATCGGCTTTATTTCACATGGACAGTCGCCACAGATGTGGGAACAATCAAGGCTATACTCGCGGCGGAAAGAATGAAAAGAATAGGAAAAACAAACAAAAACAAAAAACACAAAAGGTGATTTATGCAAGGATTAAAAGTCAAATGCCCGAATTGCGGCCGCACGGATTTTGAAACGACTGATAAGTATAACCCGGATGTAACACCAAACGGCTCAATGGTCAAATGCACACTCCAGTATCATATTGACTGGCTCACCGCTTCAACAACCCTGGCCAGTGAGATGACGTGCCCGGAGTGCTGCGCTCAGTTGGCCCCGTCCGGCCGGCTGACCGTGATTGAAAAGACCATCATGGAGAAGGAAGAGGACTTTCAAAAAGAGATTGAAGCCATTGATGATGTTAAACCCAACATTGGCCAGCCCGCGTTCATTTGCGAGATATGCGGTAAGGAATTGAAAACCAAGCTGGCCCTAGCCGGCCACATGAGAAGCCACAACAAGGCCAATAAATAATGCCAACAGTGGGGTATATGGGTGAATCAATGAGAAGAAAGCTCATGGGGTTGCCGCCAAGACAGGTAAATATCAATGCCAACGAATTAAAAGACCGGGTATGCCCGTGCGGCGGAATGTTTTTCACTGATGCGTTGAGCCTAAAGGAACTGCCGGCCATGGTCAGTCCATCCGGCAAGGTTGAAACGGCTATGTTCAAGGTTGGTTTTATTTGCGTGGCCTGCGGTAAACTGCTGTCATTAAGGCCGGAAGAGCCGGGAGAAGAAAAACCAAAGATTGAATTGGTGAACGGGTAATGTCCGAAGACGCATTGGAAACAATTTCACACGGGGTATTTTGTGCCCCGTTTAAGCGAGGTGCAACATGGATGAACGCTGGAACCTGAACAATCTGCCACCGAAGGGACACGCCGACGTGGCTGAATTTGCGGCTTTGTTGTTTGACGTGGCCATAACCGAAAAAGAACGCCTGGGGAAACCGCAGGCATTTCTAGCTAATCACGGTCTATACCGGGGAGTACGGAACCAGCAGATTACCGGCCGGAAAGGATATAAACCAAATAAAAACAATGTGGCGCCGATCAATCTATATTTTTCCAACGTGGAACGCACGGTTTCCAACATTACCGCCCGCAATCCCACTGGAGAAGTGGTGGACCTGGACGGTGTGAACGATGATTCTGAAAAGGTTTTGACGGTTGCCCTGAAAAAATGGTGGAAAGACACCAACCAGCAGATGAAGACCAGAGCCACGGCCCGGCAAATGGAGATCTATGGTATTACACCGGAGAAGCCCTATTTTGATAAGGCGGAAGACCGGCCGGACATTATGGTTACAGATCCCTTTGCGTTTGCCCCGGCGCCTGGGAATTGGGATGACATTGCCACAGAAGCCCCTTACGTCTGTTATCTGTACCTTGATTTTGTTTCCAAGATCGAAAAGGATTTCAACGTCACAGACATTGCCCCGGATGATGCTTATGATCTGCTGGGCACGGCCCGCGAGGACTATAAACCACAAACAACACAGTCCATCGGGAATTATGCGGACCCGATGACCGTCAAGAGTGTGCGGGGCGAAAGCCATAAGAGCGTCCAGAGGGGCATCATCATCGAAATATGGGTGCGCGATGATCGAATGACCACGCATACGTCCTCAATCCCGGTTTTGGATGAAGCAGGGGTTCAGGTTATTGGGGAAGACGGCCCACAAGTGGCCGTAACAACCACCAAGGGCCCGGTATATCGTGATGGTATCCGCAAAATAACCATTTCCAAGTCTAAGGATCCAAGTAATAAAAGTGGGTGGGTTGTCCTGGATGATTCTGCCAATCCGAACCTTAACCCGGCCCTTGAAGATAAACTGGCCAAAAATACCTATCCATGGGGAAGATTGCCCGCCTATTACGCCAATTCCTACAAAGACCCGGTTTCCTTGTGGGGATTTGCCGCAGCCGAACAGGTTTCAGATCTTCTTGAAAAAATAAACATCATCATTTCTAAGTTAATTAACTATGTGGTCAACGTCATGACCCCGCCGCTTATTATCCAGCAGCACTGCGGTATCACCCGGGAAATGATCGAAAGTTCAATTAAAAAGGCCGGGCGGTTGATCCTAATGCCGACCACTCCGAACGCTAAAATCGAATTTATGCAGATCCCGAATCTTCCAGCCACCTTCTTTCAGGTCTTGGATCTGGTGATTAAAATGTTTGACCGTGTGTATCAGATTGAAGACGCGGACCGTGGAGTGGTGCCTACGGGAGTTATCGCGGCTTCTGCCATTGTCGCTCTTCAAGAACGCAACCAGGTTTTAATGCAATCCAAAACATCCGCGATAGATAACATTGCCGAAGAGCGGTCACGCTGGGCCATCGGACTATGGCAGAACTTCGGGACGCGAACAGAGAGCGTTAGTGTATCCGGGAATCAGGTAACGTTTTCAGGTGTTCAGTTAGCCGGCCGGAAGTTCAATTACGTTGTGGAAGCCGGAAGTTCAACCCCACGGACCAGCTTGCAGAATCAGGAATTGATAATGAACCTGGCTCAAAGGGGCATGGTCAGCCGAAGATACGTTCTGGAATCTCTGAATCTGCCGAACTGGCAAGAGGAAGTGGAAAGATGCGGCGAGGGGCAGCTAGATCAGGCGCTTCAAATCCTGATAGAAGCCGGATTGCCCAAAGAAAAAGCCATAATGCTTAAACAAATGCTTTTGGAGCCGCAGGGGGGCCCGGGAGATATAAAGAAGTCCGGACAACCGAAACCAGGAACACCAAAGGCACAGCAAGGACAGATGATATAGGCAGGCAGCCAGACAGAAAGGGAGACAGACAGATGATTATTAAATTTCAGGAAAAGAGCAGATGGATTGTGTTTGGGGAGATTGACCACGTTGAGTACGAAGAAATGCCAGATAAAGGGCCAGAGGAATGTGTTTCTTCAAATGTCTTGTGTTACAAGCCGCCTGATTTACCAGTGATAGGGAAATGTTGGCAAGTTTCATTTTTCACGAAGAATATGAATGAGGCAACTATAATTCATGCGTATTCGCCCATATACCTGATGAATGATCAGGGGCGAACAGTAGAAACCATTTAACGAGTAGGCTGCCTGCCTACCAGGAAAAGGAATAAACGTATGCCAATATATGAATATCAATGTGATTTTTGTAAAGCGGTTACAGAAGTTTTCCATAAACCAAACCGTGTCCCGAAAAAAACGCGGTGTAAAACAAACGGCTGCGGCCGTCTGGCAAGAAGAATTATCAGCCGCGGGGCGATCCAGTGCGATTCCGTCAATGACGTGAAATGGCTGCCATCAGCCTGCAAGGTACTCCAAAAGCACGGCGAACCACCGTTACAGTCACGAAGCGAATATAATAAGTATCTGAAAGACAACAATCTGGCGTGTAAAGGGTAACATGGACGACAAACAGAAAATATTATTATTAATCACCGACGCCGTGAAAAAGCAAATTAATTGTTTGCAATCTCAAAAATTAACTGGTAATATAAACTTAACACTGGTGCTTTCTATGTCCCAGGGGTACATAGGAGCAGTGAAAATACGGAATACATCGGAGGAAACAGTCTTTCAGTCAAAATAGCGGGGACTTAAAACCTATGCCCCAGGAAGGTGAAGAGCCTTCGATTTAAAGCCTGATTTCTGTAAAGCAGGCTGGGGCATCAATAGGGGATTTTACAGCCCGGTTTCTTGGAGAACGTAGCAATACGCCAGGAAGCCGGGCTTTTTTGTTTGTTTTTTACTCGGACACCCAGCGGATCGTGCCTTAGGGATAACACGAAATTTAAACTGGCCGGGGAAGGGAGAAGGAAGATGAAGAGAATGATGAAGGTATTGTGTCGGTTAGTGAAGCCTTTGATGAATGAACGCGGATCCGTGGGCGATCCCCCGGCAGAACCAGCGCCGAACGCCGTAGAACTTGATGAAAATGGCTTCATTCCCGGAACCAGTTACAAATCGGTAGCCGATTTGGTGAAGGGCCATTCTGAATTGAAGGGCAAACTGGATTCCCAGGGGAATGAATTGGGCGCTCTGAGGAAGTTCGCAGAAACGGTTGAGCCGATTGTCAAGGGAGCTTTAAACAAAAAAGAAGCCCCCGCGGCAGCAGCACCAGCAGGCCCGGACTATGAAGCGGAAATCGCCGCCGTTCAGTCACAGATTAAAGATCTTGATCCGATGGCAGACAACTATCAAAAGACCCTCGCAGATTTAGTAGCGAAGTCGAATTTGCTTGTCGCCAAGGCCCAACACGAAAAGACGCTCAATGCCGCGGGAGAAATGTTCAAAAAAGAACTTTCAGAACGCGATTCCAAAGCGGCCAAAGATGCCTTCTTACGGGATAACCCGTCATTCAGCACACCGGAAATGCAGGCAAGGATCAATGATTTCCTCGCCAAAGACAGGACCGGGATGGAAGATCCATTTTCCGCCTTTAGAAAAATCCAGGCGGATGATGCACAGATCGAAGCCGACCGCCTTGCCGCAGAAAACGCGGAAATGAAGAAGGTTCTCGAACTGGCCAAAGGAAAAGAAACAACCGGAAAAGTGGTTGTGAAGGGCCAAACGCCCACACAGCCAACCAAACAACCTAAAGCAACCGGCAAGGATTTGGATGCTGGCATGGCTGCCGTCTTGGCCAATATGCGCGGCGCCTGATCTTGCCGATCCACATAAGGAGAAAAGATCATGAGTTTACTGAACCAGTTAAATGCGACAACGGAATATTACTGGCTGAATACTGAGCCGGAAGACATTTTAAATAAAGCCTCGGCACTGCTCTGGAAACTGATGGGCAATGCCAGGGTAAATGATAATTGGGAAGTCAAACCCCATGAAATCGTTGATGGCGGCAAGATGATCAAGGTCCCGCTGGAATACGCGGCCTCGAACTCCGGCGCATACGGCGCACAGACCGTTATCAATCAGTCCAAAGTCAACATCATCGACGCGGCACGTTTCGGGTGGGCTGGTGTGTATGGATCGAACACCCTCAACCTGGATGACCTCACGCAGAACACAGGCGACGAGGCCATTATCTCCCTGACCAAACAGTATATGCGGTCAATTATCAAAGCTGCCCGCGTGAAAATGGCCGCCGATGTGATCGCTTCAGCGGCATCCGCAGACAATATCACCGGCCTTGGCAATTTGTTCAACACCACAACCTCGACCGAATATGGAAGCATTGACGAAGATGAAATGGCCGATTGGAAGGCAAATGTCATCACCACAGCAGAAGCAATCAGTTTTGAAGTTCTCCAGAAAGTCTTCCGTCAGCCGAACATGGGCGATGCGGCCGATATGCTCCCGAACTTCATTGTCACCACGGCAACCCTTCGTGACGGTTACGAACGCTCCCTGCACCCGCAGCAGCGTTATACCGATACCAAGGCAGTTGAGGCCGGATGGCAGAATATCGTCCACAAAGGCGCCCCGATTGTCGCGGATACCGGCATTACCTCCGGCGAACTGATGGCCCTCAACCTCAATTTCCTGAGCCTGAGAAGCCACAAGGATTACAATTTCACCGCTCCCAAGTGGGTGACAAAAGAAGTCCTTGGTCAGCCGGATGTGATGACCGCAGATACACGCTGGAGAGGCAACTTGGTGTGTAGTAACCGGAAGATGCACGTCAAACATACCAACCTGACGGAACCGGTTTAATCATCATTTTTTGGGGATAGCCGGGAAACCGGCTATCACTGCAACTTTAATCCTTTAGGCGGGTCCGATGTATTTTGAGATCGGACGAAAGGAGAAACATCATGGGAGAGAAAGTCTTAACAGTAGGTGGGAGTAAAGCCACGAAACCCGTTTCGGATTTCCTGACCACCAACGAATATTTTGGCCCCAAGGGCGGCGTGTATTACGTTGATGGCAATGTCGCTGCGACAGGCGGAGGATCACCCGACCATCCTTATGCGACATTGGCGGAAGCTATTACCGCATCGGATGCGGCGATGGCCTTGTCCGCAAACCGCTGGTGGGCGCGTCGTAACCGGATTTACTGCTGCGGCGATACCTTAACGGAAGATTTGGTCAAATTCCCGACCAAGTGCGACGTCATCGGCTGCGGTTCTTATGACGGATTTACCCAGGCAGGGCTTTCCGGCCACCATGCGCCCGTCGGTGAATCTTATGGAACGAGATTTTATAATGTTCACTTTAAGGCAAAAGCGCACGCATCGCCGGTGATCACCCTGACCAATGCGACAAGCGGTCTTCAGTTGCACGGCTGCACGTTTGACGGCACCCTGGGAACCATGACCAGTGGTATTCTGGCCACTGCTTCACCATTTCTGGTCGTGGATGATTGTGATTTCGTCGGAACATTCGTCACGTCCTATATCACTTTTGGCGCGGGCGAAGCCGGACGGACCAGAATCCTCAATAACCGGATGCTTGGCACGGCAGCAAAAGGCATTGTCGCGCCGGCACAGACCACGGCATCATGGATTCCCTTGATTCAAGGCAATACCATCATCGCCACCGGTAAACCGATTGAAGACGCGGCGAGTGTATTTTCCGTCGTTAATAACCGCCTGATAACCGACATTAACATTGCAACGACCACAGATGGATACTCGTTTGATCTGTCAATGGCTTGCGGAAATGTTCTGACCGGCCTCAATGGCGTTGCCGCAACGATCCCGTTTGCCGTTGTAGCGGAATAGGAAAGGAGAATTTAAACCATGATTAAAATAATTGTAGCTCATGCAGATCAGGGGACCTCTTATGTTCCCGCTCCCTGCCGCGGCGTAGTGGCCAATGCGTATTGTGTTTTCCAGACCAATACCGTCGAACCGAATGATACCGTAGTCCTCGCCAGAGGCGCATCTACGGTAAACACCATCACCGCCGTCACCACAGCTGGCCTCGTTGTGGAAACCGGCGTGCCGGATGCCACCAACAAGGGCCTGGTCTTTGACCCTGCCTCTTCCACAGCGGCCAATCAGGTCATCAAGATTACCGACACCGGCGCCCCTGGCGCGAAACTCGTTATGATTGATTTCGATGATTCCGCGTATGTGGCCGAGGCCGCATCAGAAGCCTAGAAAGGAGTAATGGGATGAAATATTTATATGTTGATGTAGCAGACGGCGCGACCGTCTATGTACCCGCTCCTTGCCGCGGAAGCATCGCGAAGATGGTCGCCGTTTTCCAGGCGGATACCGTTGTGGCAAACGATACCATCACCGCATCCCGAGGCACTACGGCGGTCAATGTCGTCACGGCAGTTACGGAAGCGGGCCTGGTGGTTGAAACCGGAGTCCCCGATACCACGAATGGCCAGTTGATTTTTGATCCTTCTTCCTCCACGGCCGCCAACCAGGTCATCAAGCTGGTCAGCGGAAGTGAAGGCGGATCGGCGGCGGCGGTTGTCCTGATCTACTTTGATGACAGCGCATATGTGAAAGAAGCCGCATCCGAAGCGTAAACCAAAATAATTAACCAAGAGGGCAGGGCTGCTCAAACGCGGCCTTGCCCTGATGTAAGAGGTTAAAAGGATGCTGACATTAAAATCAAAGTTCTCCGATTACTATGCCTTAATCAAGGGCATTGCCTGTGAGGACGCTGTTGCTCCGCAGAGCAAGATCAAGTCTGGTTTGACTATCGGGGAGGTGTTCGCTGAATACAGGGATGATCCTAATTTTGAAGAAGGTTGGGGTGTGTGGTGTCTTGAAACAATGGGTTTGGAGTTGGGTTCTGACATTCGGGAGATGATTATCAACAAGATTAAATCTCCCATGAAGTGCTTCAAGCTGTCTTTGAAGTGCCCCTTTTTAAGCGAGAAGGAGAGTACGCTTTTAAAAGGGAAATACGAGGGGGATAAAGACGTTGCACGGGCTGTAATCTGTCTGGAGGCCATTCAGAAAAACCGTGAGTTTAACGCCGTGAGGGCTGATGCGGTTACGAGTTGCAAGACGGTTTCAGAAGTCAAGACGCTTATTGAGGCGACAGGAGTAACAACCTCTTTATCTGCTGATACTGCTGAAAAGTCTAGTGGCGACTTGAAGAACATCCTTGAACCGGAAAGAGCAAAGATGACCGAGGCCACGAAAAAGGTTATAGTGGGACAGGGGTTTGGTGGTGTGGCTGAATTTGAGTCTTGGTTTGAGGTAGCCTGATGTCAACTTTAATTCTCCGTCCAAATCAAGATACATCAACCGCACAACAGGAATGTTCCAGCGGGGTAACTCACTATATTCTTGTTGATGAAGTAACAAAGGACGAGGCAGATTATTTAAAAAACCCCGACACAACAACAACAACCAAGACTGACCTTTACGATTTACCGAACCACGACGCAGAGTCAGGGACGATAAACTCCGTAACGGTAAAACTTTATGCGAAGTATGTTTTATCCGGAACCTCCGCCGGGACTGCCTATGTCAAACCGCTAATTAGGGTAAGTGACACCAACTACGGGGATAATCAGGCATTAACTGACACAGTTGCTTTATATTCCCAAACGTGGACGACAAACCCCTATACTTCTGAAGCGTGGACATGGACGCAGATTGACGCGCTTATAGCGGGTGATTCACTCACCAACTATGCCACGGATGCCAAAAACTACAAAGCTACTTATTGCTACCAGTTATGGGTTGAAGTGGATTACGGGGCAAGCAGTCTTGTCCTTCCGGTTTTCGCTTATCACTACATGAATCATTGCTAGGAGTCAGTTATGAGTTTCGGGGGATATTTACAGGCAAATACGGCGGTTGACGTTCTGATCGGGCCGTTTATAGACGACACGGACGGCAAGACAGCAGAAACGGGACTTACTCTTTCGCAGGCAGATATAAAGCTGTCTAAAAATGGGCAGTCGTTGGCGCAGAAGAACGACGACACCGCAGCAGCTCATGATGCGAACGGATATTATAACTGCGAACTGGACGCAACTGACACGAATACCGAGGGCACCCTTACCTTGATTGTCCACGAATCCGGGGCCCTTCCCGTGCGAATGGATTTCATGGTTCTATCTCAAGCTGCTTATGCTTCACTGGTGACTGCAAAAGACACAGGTTACATGGATGTAAACGTAAAAGCCATCAGTGAGGACACCACCGCGGCGGATAACTGCGAAGCGGATTATGACGGAACAGGGTACGCGGGCGGCACGATTGTCAAGGGTGCCGATATTAAGAAGATAA